GACGTCATTTTCAAGATTTAGAGTCATTACTTCAGTTTTTAACTTTTGAAAACCTAAAGAAGCTAAACCTGGATCAACTCCAGCAAAATCAACAAGCCTTGATCCTGCAAAAAAATTGACTGTACTTTCGCCTTGCTTTAATACGCCGAGAGCTTCAAAATATGATCTATTAAAAGTTCTAGCTTTGCCACCATACAGTCTATCTCTAACATCTATTATTGTTTCTTCCAACTGATCTAATATACCTGACTCATCAATTCGAGTCATGTCTTCAGCTGTAAGTTTGCCTGTTAAATTTTCTTTTAATATATTCAATCGCTGTAATGCCGGAGAGCCACCAGAACCCTGAAGGTATGCCAACTTTTCTTCTTCGTCTAAAATCATTTGATCCAATGTCTTAAGGAAGTCTTTATTATGACCAAATAATTCTCTATAGCTTTCTACGTCTCTAAATTCAACAAATCCTACCATTTCTCCTGCGCCCGTAGGCTGACGAGCCATTGCCATGGCCAAACGCCTTTTACCGTTAGACATATATGTACCAAGTACTGGTAGACCCTTGTCGTCAAGGTCGAACCCACCAAGTGCATGGTGAAATCTTATTACGTCTCTTTCGGTCATCAATAAATTGTGATTAGAAAATCTTACCCTAGTAGTATTTATACTAAATCCTTCATCCATGGCTATATTAGAATCGGCCATATCTAGGAACATTCTTCCACCAGAAATTCCAACCTGAGTTGACTCTGCATTTAAGGCAAATCTGTAAACATCGGGCATTACTGGTAGGGGAATTCCTTTCTTTAGTTTAAAAAATTCTTTCTGAGCAAAGTCTAAAATTCTATTCATGGCCCTAGGATGCTGATCCAACGGAACTCCACTCTTGTGTATTGCCAATATTTCTTGAGCCAACGTCCTGTGCATAAGCTGTGAATATTGTTGAGTTTCTAATAGATCGCTAGACATTTCATTAGCAGCTCTTTGCAAAGACTGGAAGAAGGTGCTACTTTCGTCAATTCTATTTGCCTTCAACATTGCGTTTAATTCTTTTTGTACTTGCTGTGAATATTCTCTGCCCAACTTTTGCGATTGCGTTGAACCGAATACTGCAGAGTGAAATGCATCAAGCATCGGGTCTGCGTAGACTGCACCCTTGGACTCCCCAGTTCCGCTTATATTTAGTATATCTCTAACTCCAGATATTCTTGTTTCCCTCTTTGTTGTGGCTTTAGGTGCAACAATTGAATACTTGGTATACCTTCCGGTAAATTCAACATCCATTGCTGCGCCTTTTAGGGAAAATATTCTTGCAGGCCTAGTTGCATCACCCTGATCAAATACGACGTTGCCACGAACAGTTATTTGAGATAAACCTTTTGATTCATCTAATTGGCTCATCGATTTTTGAATTTCTCTTTTCTTTAAAAGAATATCTTCTTTTTCTAGTCTATCTTTAGCTTGTGCGTAACGCTTATCTAGCTCATCTAATTCAGCTTGATAGCCTCTTTGAATAGCTTTAGTATACGGAGTATTGATCAACATTGAGCCATCTGATCCTTTTTCAATTTCATCCAGAAGAATATCAATTATACTGAATTTTTGATCTATTGCTTTAAGAGCAGCTTCGCTGCCTCCTGCTTTTTTCTCAAGAGTTTCTTTTAACGAGCCTAATTTTTTCTTTAGAACATCTGTACCATATTTGCCTACCGTAATATCAACATCTCCACTGTCTATCGCATCTTGCATTGCGATCTTGAGGTAGCTTGTAACGTCTGCATATATTTGACTTTCTTTTCCAGCCAACTTTTTTGAAGGACCGCTTTGGCCTTGGATAACTTCATCTAATATTGTTTTGTAAAACTCTTTAGATCTATCAGTTCCTTTGATCATCCAGGAATCTTTTATTCTTTGTGCAGCATCTGCGGCTTTTTCGGCATTTTTCATTGTAGAAACATTTTTTAATGTATCTACATCTAGAGCCAATCCTAATGCTTCATAAACCGGATCAGTATTAAGAATTGAGTCAGCAAATGACATCCCTGGCTTACCTACTTCATCAAGGACCCTTCTCATTGCGTCGCCAGCAATAGAAATTTCTCTTGGTGACAACACTCCGCGCAATCTCTTGTCCAACTTTTGAATCAAGGAGGCGAGTTTTTTGTTACCAGATCTCATTGCTTCTTCTAAAACATCTGGGTCTATGATGGAAACATTCGCTGATTGCATTACCTCTAAAGTTTGCTCCAGATTTAAAACCTGTCTTTTTCCTGCAATTGTTGCAACAAGATTCATTGCTACACCCCCCTCATCAGTAGGCAGGAGTAGACCATATCCTTTTTCTTTTTGCGTTTTAAAGAAAGCCTTTAGCGCCTCATTGCCCTGCTGGGAATCCATTTGCCCTTTATGAATAGCAATGTTCATTTCTAAACCTTCTATTCCAAATAGATTTTGTGCAATAGCATTTCTTTCTATATCCTTCAAAACTTCCGCATAGCCTCTATAAACAACTGGAACATCTTGTTTAGATATTCTATAAACTTCTGTTATCTGTAGAGAAGAAAAATACTGAATAGCATCATCAACGGTATCAAAAACTTTTCTGCCAATTGCAGGATCCGGATCATCATAAGCTGATCTATACTTTAAAATATTATCAGAAGGATCAACAAATGGTTCTATTAGCTTTTTCTGTCCAGTAGGAATTTTACCTAAAATTCTTCTGGCGGCTCTAACTTGTTTTTCTGGAGAAAGAGGAGACAAATAGGAGGCTAAATAATCGTTAATAGATTCATATTCCGGAATCTGTTCTCGTCTCCCTTGTAAAAAGGATGCTATTTTTCCCATCATATTTATCTAACTCCTGCACTTATGTCAACTTGTTGACCACCAAATGGATTCATCACAGGCGTTACGGAACCAGTAACCCCCATGCCATTCATTAAAGATCGCAATCTATATGCTACGTCTGCATTGGAGTCCGAAGAGTAACCGAACCGAGGGTAGCTTGGATTAGCAAGATTTGCTTCTCTTATCTGTTGTGGATAGTAACCCATTTGAGACATTTCAAGACCCATGTGTTGGCCTATTTTAATTTTAACAGAATCCATATTAGTATTGGGATGCCACCCTTCCCAGCCTTCATCTGGCAGCTCGTGTCTGCTGAAATAGTCTGTTAATTCTGGGCGCTTTTCCACCTGCATACCCCATGCAGCTTCGTATATTCTTCTTTCTAATCTGCCAGCTGTTGAAAGTATTCTTTCTCTATCTTGCTCTGGAGCATTTATCATTGCCTTAAAGTGTTCTCTTTTTCTTTTAGGAATAGCAAGAGAAAGAGATTCAACATCTGTTCCATATTTTCCAGTGCCAATATCCTGTATGGGCGCACCATACATTGTTCTTTTTGCTGCAGAACTAAATTGGAAAGCTGCCGCTGCATCACCAGATGCTTCAGCCATATTGGCTAGTCTTGTATTTTTGACATAAGTTAAAATATCAGAATACTCTTCAAGAGCTAGTTCTTTCTTTCTTTCGGTTGGAATAAATCTATCCCCAGTTATTGCCTCCTGAAGATTTGCCCCGGCGGAAGCTGCTAGTCCAGTCACTGCACCCAAGCCAGACATAACCAACTTACCTGGCTGAGTCCTGCCAGCAAAAAGGCCTGCAGCAGCCAAGCTTGCAGAAGCAGCTATTGGATTGCGGTCTGCTGCTTTATTTATCATTGGCTCCACAAAGCTTTCAAAAGGCCTTTGCCATTCTGGGAAAGTTGCGCCATAAACATTGTTTCTTTCCCAATCCTCAACCGCAGTTTGTTTATTAATAAACTTTCTATTTATAAAAGTATCTCTATGCGCAATATATTCTGCTGCACGAGATATATTATGAATTAAAGGATTTGTTCCAGCCTCTGCTGCTGTTTTACCAACATGACTATATTCGGAGAAGTTTTCTTTTTGCTGTATAGAGGCTACTCTATTTCTAATGTTATCTGCCTCTAATTTTTCCGAAGGGTCGTTAAGATAACTATCTATTTTTTTATCTAAATATCTATATTGTTTAGAGTAGGGCGCAACATCTCCTAAGATCTTAAATTGATCTAATAAACCATATCTTCCAGTTTCATCAGAACGAAGTTGATTTAGCCTTTCGTATGCCACTCCTGGCAAACGCAATTCTCCTTCTTGGACTTTAGTGAACGGATCTCCTCTAGTAAAGTCTAAGTAATATTCTGGGCCTGGTAAAAATGGATACTGTTGTCCCATTGTATTTTGTATAGGATTAAGATAATCAACTCCAGTTCTTTCTTTTGGTATAAATCTTCTAGTTATTTCAGAAAATTCTATTGAACCAAAGTTCCTTCCACCCAACATCGGAACGTCACCAAGTCCTCCAAGGTTATAGTCCCAAAACTGTCTACTCATTCCGTAAGCTTTAGATGCAGACTGAAGAACTGCCCTTTGGGGCTCAAAGTCACCCTGACCATAACCAAAGGATTCCCTAAATGCTGCGCCAGCAAAACCATATATACCCAAGGCTTCCTGTGTTCTATAGCCAAATTCTTGTATCTGAACCTGTGGATCACCAACAGAAATTGGCGATCCTGCACCAACTATTCTTGGTGGCATCATGCCAGGAGTTTTCGGCGGACCATATGCCATTTGGGCATACTGACTATTTATCTGCCCTATGTTTTGCATCGTTGAATATTTAGCTGTATTCAAAGCTCCAGCTCTACCTGCTAGCTCGGCGTTTGATGATGCCTGCATACCCGGACCAGGTCCGCCAGAAGACATGCCCATAGACATAATTGGTCCTGCTCCCTGCATAGCTCCGCCAATTGACGCTTGACCAAACTGTTGCTGCGGAGCCTGCCCAGGAAGCATAGGCATTGAAATTTGTCGCAAATAAGCGCTAGCATCATATGCGCCAGATTGTCCTGCCGGAGCATAATTTGATAATGCTTGAGAAACCTCTTGCTCATGCATTTTTATTTGTGGCTTTAGTACTCTTCCAACAGTAGCATTTAAGGCGGGAGTCAGCGGACCAAATGGACCAGAAAAATATTCTCCAGTAATAGGATACGGTCTATCTTCATAGTGTTTTCTTTCGAAACGATAAGGATCTAAAGGACGCAATGGTGATATATCAGTATAGAATAAAGCTCTTTCAATAGGCGAACCATAGGTGTCAGATGTAAACATGGCGCCAGTTTCAATCTTGCGATAAATACTGGGCCTATAATACATTATCTTTCCGCCCATAAAGGGTGTATTGCCCAAGGGCCAAAAACGACCCTGTCTTATGGGAACCTCTCCTTCAAAAAGCTGCTCTCTCTTTTCTTCGTAGCTCATACCGCCGGGCATAGCTCCAGCTCCTAGGGCGTGAATTTCTCCAACAGCTTTTGCGGCAGCTCCGACAAAAAATGGAGAATAAACTCTTTCTCCTCTTGCATCTTTTTCGTTGACCATCCCGCCAATTGTTCTGTCAGCAGTCATAAAGGCCATGCCACCAGCATAAAGTGGCAAAACCCTCTTGCCTACCATGCCCCTAGCAAACAAGTCTAATGGCGAACCATACTGATTAACGTCTAGCTGTAAGCCTACTGTTCCAAAGTATTTGTTTAATCTTTCAACACCATGAGAAACTGCGGCTGATAAATTTGAATAACTCTCTGGACTACTGTACGTATTAATACCAGCAACGCTCTTGAGGGCGCCTATTGGATTTCTAGAAAATACGCTACCAAAAGTAGGAACTAGTAAAACGTCAGCACCGGGGCCAGTTGCGGAACCAAGTGGGTCTGTTGCTAGATGAGATATTTTGAAAGAAGCTGTACTTAATGATGGATATAATAATTTTTTAAATAAACCAAGTCTTCCTATTTCCCCAACTCGTTCAATGGAACCACTAATAAATGGTTGCGCCAATTCTGGAGCAGACTCTAAAGATTCAATAACGTTTGCTAACGCTCTTCTTTGAACTTCAATCTCTTTTAAGAAAGATCTATTTGCTCTTACCGAGTTAAGGTTAGTTAGTGCACCAAAGGCCGCAGCTTGTGCTTCAGCTAGTTCACCAGCTGGTATTTCTTTTGCCATGCTTGTCAGTGCTTGGTTTATTTTAATAAAATTTTGACCAAATGTTTGTCTAGTGCTATTTGAAACTAATTCATTTCTTTGAATTAGAAACTTAAACATTTCATTTGTTAATTCATCTTCTCTTGAAATAATTGTTGGACTAACAGAACGAATTTGAGAACCAGACAACAGATCTGCTTCCTCTAATACTTTATTGATCCTGGATCCGCTTTGATATAGCGCAACAGGATCGATGCCCTGTCTTCTAAGAATATTTGCATCTCTGTCTACGCCTCTAAGCAGGACGTTAGCAAAATCTATTTTTTCCTGAACATTTTGAAGATCGGTAATTTTTTGTCCATGATAAGTAGCTAATGCTGGGTCAGCTTCTTCAATTCGCTTCATTGCACGACGAGAAAAGCCAGCTGCACGAGTTCTTCTTCTGAATCCTTCAAAAGCTTCTAATAAGGCTTTTTCTGAAACCATTTCTTCGCCAGAGGCAACATCGATTACATTAATTTTTTCTACAGTTCCATCAGCGCTTTTTACTATATTTCTTTTTGCTGTACCAGCTTTGGTAGGGATTTCCTTGCCAGTCATCACTTGTGCAAGGAATCTTGGATTTTCTGGATCAATATTTCTTCTAGAGAATCTAGACAAGAAGCCAAATACAGAGTTTGGCTGATCATAGTTAATATCAAAAAATTCTCTAAACCTAAATTCTCTTTCTGGCGTCATTCCAAATCTTGATAGGCCAGAAAAGAATCTGCTTCTAAATGTACCTTCTTGATAACTTAAAGAGTTTAATGACTCAGCATCTCTTTCCGCTGCAGCGTTTCTTGCTGCCCTCGTTAACAATTGCGAGCTATTCTTAGCTAAAGGTCTAAATGTACCATCTAAAGTCCTAGAAGTATATTGCTGGGCCATGACATTATAATTAAATGCCATAACATTACCTTTTGTTCTTCCTCCGCTGTAGAACAAATAGAAATCAGCCGACTTATCAGCGCCCTGTAAAAATGGCTGAGAAACTCTACCTTGAATAAACTGGAACGGAGCCCTTCCGGACATTTCATTAAAAGATTGCTTAGCCGCCAAATCTGCCGGATTAAATCCAAGAACTGGTATTCTTAAATCGTTAGCTAAAAAGTTTCCAACATTTCTTGCAGACTGTCTTATTCCAGAAACATCTAAAATACTACCAGTCTTAGTTATAAATACATCTGGAAGAACAGAAACGCTAGCAGCGGTTGTCGTTGGATCAGCCCTTACCATGCTGGAAGACATTTGATTTATAACGCGCTTGGTCTCATCGTCTACATTTGCAAAAACTCCGCGTTGATTTGCTTCATCAACAGTGATTCTTCTTAATCCAAGAAGGTTAAAACCACTAGCAAAAACTCCCGAACTTATTTGTTTTTCTCTAACAAGAAAACTTCTTAATTGACCGGCATCTTTTATGTTAAGGCCGACCTTACCTAAAGACTCCCCTAATTCTCCTCTTGTTAAATCTCTGCCATCAGCTGTCTTTAGCCTCATGCCTAATCTTTGAGCTGATCTTTTAACTAAGAAATCTTTTTGTGCGTAAGAAAGATTATCTAAATCTAGGAAATCTTCAAAATCTGCTTTTTTAGTTTTTAAGACTTTTCCAGCTACCTTAACCATTCCTTGTTCCTGGAATGCCTTATAAGCTTTGTTTGCCTTTCCTTTTAATGCTGCCTGGAATTGTGCGCCAGTGAAAAGTCTGTTAGCGTCGATAATAGAATCTTTTAGTACATCAGAATTTCCGACTTTTTGTACGAACTCATCGGCCCTAGTTTTTGCAAGAGTGCCCTTGAATCTATTTATGATTTCATCAAATGGCTCATCTCCATCGAGTAGTATTTTGGTTTCGCCTATAGTTACTCTTCTAGAGGGCTCCATTGCAGTTTTGCTAACGTCAATGTCGTCAACAAATTTTGCTATTGTTCTTGCAAACTCATCTCTATCTGAAGTTGCAGTTCTTTCCATTAAGGATTTATATAAAACTTTTTTATACTCAGTTTGTTCTATTCCCTTATAAAACTCTGATGCATAGAAGTTATCTGATCCAGCCGGACCACCAAATGTTCTAGCAATCTTGCTAGCCATAGTCGTCATTCTATTAGAGGAGTTCGCCTGAAGGTTGCCGACTATTCCCTTTAGTTCTGTTCTAAAAGCATTTGGATTAGCTGCGCCATATCTCTGCACAGCTGCATCAAAATCAATAGCTCTCGTTATTACATCGTAGCCGTAGCCAACTTTACGGAATTGATTTATACCCTGCCTTACGGCACTTCCAACACCTCTTAGTCCCGGAAATAAATCTAAATACCCAGAATTGCCACTGGCGTCATTGCCAAACGCATACTGCGTTGCTACGTTTCTAGCTCTTTTTAATTTTGAGCCCTTAGAATCCTCATAGATCTGTTTTGCTCTTAAGTTTCTTGTTCGCGAAAGAATTGCATTAATGTCAACTCTTTGCTGACTATACTCTGTGGTTGCAGCTTTAATTGCTCCACTAGTTTGAGCAGAAACCTTTAAACCCTTTTGAGTTATGTCTGCCAGGTCATGACCAACCTCTGACAACATGTCGGCTAGATTGACAAATGCCCTTGAAGATCTTGTTTTTAAATCAGTTGTACCGGTAGACCTAGCTAGGTCTGACATAGAATATCTAAAATTAGATAAGGATGACCTTGCGTTGCCAATGGCAGCGCCACCAACCTCCATTGGAATCATCATGGTAACTAGGTTAATGGTAGAGTCCTTAACGAAGTCCGTAACTACGTCTACAGGATTGTACCATTTGACCTTAGAATCGTCTCTACCGCCAAAAATTGGATCAACTATAGCTTTCTGGCCAACATACATTGCTGGCAGCTCATAGGGCATTCTACGGGCCATAGAGACCAAACGGGACTGAGCTTCTTCTCGGAAGCCCCATATTCCCGCAGTCTCGTATTCTATACCCTTACCACTTTTGCTGATTTCTCCAGCAGTCCAGTGATAGCCTCTATCTGTATGCTTAATGACGCCGGTAGTTAATTTACCTTCTGCGGTTTCAAAAACAAGTCTTGAATAAGGATCTATTTGATCAGGAGTATTCCCATCTATCATTCGGCTAACGCCAGAAAGTTCGTCGAATTCTCTTCTGATTTTAGGAAATACATTAACAATATTTGAAGCAAATCTGCTTGCTCCACTATCCGCTCTGTCTTGAACTGTTTTGGCTAGCTTTAGACCACCTTGTTTTGTTATCTTAGACAAAACAAAAGCTGAAGCCATGGTAGTGGCTGCCGTAGATACAAATCTTAAAACAGGGTGATTATTTAAGGCCTTTGAGATAAAAGACGAATTAGGGGCATCGCCCCTTTCTTCGTCTATCATTGTAGGAACATCTCTGGATGTTACGCTATAACCTAAGTTATGAATAGGCCCTGGATCTCTAATCAACTTTGTTTCCTACCTATTTCATACCCCACAGCTTTTGAGCGATAGGATCTTCATATTGAGCCTCTCCATCTTTCTTAGAAAGATTATGCCTAGCTGCAGAAATTTTTCTCTTTTGCTCTTCCTCTTCAGGATCAATTAACTGAATCTTTAGATCAGTAGATTCCATGCCATTGGCATTCTGTTTTATCTCAATAATCTTTTCAGATAAAGCTACTTTTTCTGCTAATTCAGAAAATGTCATATCCTCCAAGTCTTCTGGAGCATATGATGTTATAGTAGCCAAAACAAAGGCTTTCATTAAATTCTTAACATCATTTGCTTCAACTCTTTTTTCTTCAAGAATTCTTTTAGCAATCGATGCGCTAAAGAAACCGGAAATATCAAGTATTTCCGAAGAGAGATTAGCAACTATACCGGGAGGTATTGTCATAGTGTCAAAACCCTCTGGGTATATGACAGCATATTCGAGTATGATGTCTTCTATATCAGAGGAGTCAATATCTTCTAACGTTTTTAGATAAAGAATTTTATCATATTCTTTAAAAGTTAATTCTCTAAAAACAACAGTTTGATTTTTTATATCAACACTATAAATGTTGCCGTATTTATTTTTTAAAGAAAAAATAATATCAGCTGTTAACATTTTATAACTGTCTTACCTCTAGGGCTACGAAACCGGAAGCTTCTAGTACTTCTTGGGATATTAATGATGGCAGTCCGGCCATAAAGCCAACGGAGTTATTTTTATCAAATCTAGGATAAAGCATGCATAATTCTGCTATAGTTTCTTCGTTCCATAGATTTGCCTCTGCAGTAGAGAGCTGCCCGGATTGTACTAGCTGCTCCATTTTTTTGACGATCTGCTTATATTCTGCTCTATTTAATACTCTCCAGACGACATGCTTATCGTATGTAATTGAAGTTACATAAATGTCGCCATATTGCTTTTTCCACTCTTTAACAAGACCGGCCTTGGGACCATTTTTCCAAATTTCTTCTTCATCCGGCACTTCTTCTATGTCAGTATACTGCTTGTCTTCGTTGTCGTCGGCAATGTCGTCTAGGAATTGCTGATCATCCTCAAGCTCAACATCAATAGCATTAGGATCATCTGATCCAGTCAATGTGAAGTTAATTTCTTGAGCGCTTGTAGTGTCTTCAATCTCTAGATTTTGCAAAACAACTTTTCTTTTACTATCCATGATATCTCCTTAAACTAATCATTGTACATTATATCATAATCATATTATAGGGGCTAAACCACCTAACGTTTGACCCCAATTTGTTACATAATTTAAATTCTCCGCAATTGCCAAAGGAGCCAATGGACCAGAAGACACATTTGCAGCAGATGCTCTCTTTATGAAGGTCGTATCTACTTCTGTAAAATAATGGTCTCTTGCCATAAATTGATATGTCTCCACAACTGGCTGCCCACCGGGCGCATAGACTGTCGACATGTTAATTAAATTGACTTCTTGAACAACAATTTTCATTGGAGAACTTAAAGAAGTAGACTTTACAACTCTTTGATTAACATCTGACAACATTGTCCTAGACAAATTATCTAGGGAGCCATTAAATTCTACATCATTTGTATCTGTTTGAAACAGATTTTTTGGCGACAAAGCCACCTCTTCCATACCGTAAACTATAACAAAGTTAAATGGCGGATGAGCACTAAAAATATTCTTATCGGAATCTAAAACGTTTTTAGCAAAAGGGTCCTCTGTGATTCTATCTAATTGGCCCATTTCCCAATATTTATTCATTAAAGCTTCGTCTTCTTCTGTTTCTAACTGACTTCTTAAATTAGACAATATTCTTCCAGGAGCTCTTTTGTCTGTTGCCAATTCAGATCTCGTTATTGCAGCTTTCTCTAAAAGATCTGTCATTCTTCTGGGATATCTTGTATATAGGGCAATTTCTCCAGTTATAATTCTGGTGCCATACATTATTGCATCGTAATTGTATGACCAGAAACCATACAGTGGTTGCTTTTCCTGGCGCACATTAAAAGCAAAAGTTGCTATATCTAATTCATCATCAGGATGGAACAAGCCATCAATAAAGATTCTAATATCTTCTCCGCTGAAATAATAATCATAATAATTACTAAATCTTTTATCGGTATTAGTTCCGCCACTCCAAGTTAAATCAAGCTTTTCGTTTACGGGATTAAATTCTTTTCTAGCGTTATTTGAAAATACCCCAGGAAAAACCTGAGCTATTGGTGCAGGCATAGCGTTACCTTTCTATAGGTGCAATCTTCCAGGCTGAATAACCTGGGCTGGAACTGTGGGTTTATTATATTTTGTATTATAATAAGCTGTTTCTTCAGCTTGACTTTGTAGCTGAGCAAGATCCGTTATAATCAAATCGCCAAAAACATTTGTACTAATTTGATCCCTAGCCTTCATTTCATCTGTATAAGAAGTATCTCTTGATACAGTGCTGTCATTTGGCATTCTTACTAGTGGTTGTATTCCTCTAGCCATGTAAGTGTAGGTCTGCTCTGTAATTAAGTCGTCTACAGACAGGGTTTGGCCTTCGTCAACTATTGTTACTCCAAATATTTTCATTTTTGAACCGAGACCGTATTCATTGAAAAATGTAATAACAATATCAAATGGCGGCAACATGTCCGCTAGAGGGGCAAAGTATCCAGTTTTTCTTGCCAGATATTGCTTAAACTCTTTTATTCTATAAAAAGCGTATTCGTTAAATACTGTAAAGATGAGGCTGCCAGCTATAGTTCTTCCACCCTTAATAAAGCCCCGAACATTAACGTGACCAAGAGTTCTTACTGGAGAATTTTCTCTGTGGACAGAATATGATATAGTCTGTAACTCTCCTAGATTTATAGAATCGCCTTGAGACTCAACATTTCCATCTGGACCGATAATCGGCAAAACGATTGTCGCAACAGCGTCTGCCCCAGAGTATGACATTGTTGATAGATATTTTTCCCAGTCATAAAGGTCATTACCACTTTGCTGAACTGCTTCTTCTTGTTTACTTTTTCTAAAAGTAAATGTCTTAATTTCTGCCATTAAAATCTCCAAAAAATAAATAAGTGCATGGAAGATAACTCCCATGCACCTATTCTTACGACACTAAAGACTATCAGGGTCTGATAATTGTTGTGTTCAATCCCTCGGGTGTTATTCCTACCAAATTGGTTGGATCAACAAGAGTGTCATTTCTGATTGTGTACATAGGACCAAGTTCACGAGCAACATAAGTCATGGTTTCTTCGATGACAATGTCGTCCATGGAAGCGCCAGAACCTTCGTTAAGAAGTTCTACGCCGAATATTGATCTAACAGCTGCCTGACCATACTCGTTGGCAAATGTTACGGTAATGTCAAAAGGTGGAATCTGGTCAGCGTAGAAAGGAACCTTTTTTACAACGCCAGTCTTCTGTTCGTTGACATCAGCAATACCTCTTCTGTGACCATTGTCGCCAGGAAGTGTATTGTGGCTTCTGGTGTAGAAGTCCATTGGTCTATTTTGCGAATAGTTCTGATCTAACATCTTATATAGAGCTGGGCGATCAAATACTGTGAAGATCAATGAACCAGCTATACCTCTTTTGCCTCTTGAGAAAGAGCGAGGATTGGGTGATCCCATGGTGTAGATTGGAGCCTTTTCTCTAGTGACGGAGAAGGTGATACCCGAAAGCGCACCTATTTCCACTCCACCAAATGTAGCTACAATGTCTGCACCTGAGAATGTGGTATAAGTATTGAGATACTTATTTACTGATGTATATTCCTCTGCGGCCATTTTGTTTTACCCTCCTAATCGGTAATTATTATAGATTAATGGCTACTCTGACTTCGATCTCTTTGAGTTCGAAGGCAGGTGTTAAAATGAGGTCTACAATCGCCTTGTTTTCATTTGGTATGTACGAGACTGTAAAGTCACTACCAAGCAAGGCTCCTACAATTTGCATTCCTCTCAAGCCAGAAGTGATTGCTGTCTCCATCGCATTTCTTGTTTGAATGTTTGATGGTTCGCCAACAAATCTCTGGCAGGCTTGTCTTACAACTGATGTGGCGTCGTCTACAATTCTCTTTGTTGAGAGACGGGTGTAGTCTGATGTTGCCCAACCAAATGTTAAACCTTCTCCGAATACTGGAATCTTATTAAAGTTAATGACAACAGTATTAACACCCTTAGTAGCGAGAGCAGTCTGCTGAGTTCTAGAAGGGGCATAACGAACAGCCTCTACATTGTAGAGAGCCTTATTTACTAGTGAACTATATGAAGGAAGCAAGCTTAAAGCGCCAGCAACATGAGCGGCTCCGTTAGCGTAACCAAACTCTGTTGTTCCAGACTGATAGTTTACGGGCTTGATTTCCGCAGCGACTACAACCACATATGGGCCAACTTCTTTGAAGGAAGCGCTAGCATTTCTGTCGGGAAGATTTGTCAGTGCCAAATGTGTAGAAACTTGACCAGGAGTCATAGTTTCTGTTGTTGAAACGTATGGCTTGACTCCCATGATTGCGATGCAAGGGTTGATGTTTTCAGAAATATCCTTCACCTTTGCAGCTACCTGATAGGCCCAGTTGCTTGATGGGGTTGACGTATTATCTGCAACAAAGCCAATTTTTGCGTCATCGCTAGGCGTAGCTGGGCTCTGCCAATCGTCTGGGTGAGCGCCTCTTCCCCAAGGAATAATAATGTCGGGAATAGCAGCTTCTGCTGCAATAAAGGCAGCGTCGAAAACCGAGCCACCATAACTTACGCTAGTTACAGTTCCAGTAGATACAGGGCTATCCGGATCAGTGTCCCACTTTGTATCAGAAGGAAGTGGTACAATATAAATTCTTCCAGCTCCAGCCAAAACTAGCTCTAGATATGCACGGTGAGCGTCTGATCCATCTCCAAAAGCGGTGATTACATCAGCCTCGTTAGTTACTCTTACAACGTCAAGATCTGCTACTGAACCAGTATTGTTAGCCGTGCTACGACGTGCTATCGCTACTATTCTAGGACCAACAGGTGTATCCTGACGCGACACACTGTAGAAGCGATCTCTAATTAATGTTTTTACTCCAGGTATAGCCATATTGGTTTCAATCCTCCAAATAATAAACTTTTTTGAATCTTCAGTTATAGTAACACATAACTTATAAAAACAACTACAAAGTTAAACTGGCAGGATTTTTCTATACACCATTTCAGACGTTAGGAGTTGCAGTCTGGAATAGATCGATAATATTCCCAGTTGTACCCTCGTAATTAGGGGTAGCCAACTGATCTCTAAGTAACTGCTTCTCATATGCCATCCAGGTTCTAGCGTCAACTACAATCTGCTCAATTCTTCTATTAGACATTGCAAAAGTCTTTTCCGTAGTTAACATATATGTAACAGTTCTCTTATGAACGTCTTTTCCTTCACGATTAATCTCGGAATCAGACAAACGCCTAGAATAGACCAATTCAGATGCTCCGGCGGATTTGAAAATTGATGTATATTCCAACATGAAATCTTCAAATGCCTCAATTACCTGATCACATAGAACTGCTGCATCTAGGTCATCTCTAGTTGTTGCTCCATTGGAACCCTGAAAGGTGCCAACTTTAGACATTACAGTAAAGCCAACAATATTCTGAAAACGTTGGCCATAAATAGTCACTGTGTTAGATAGCACATTTTGTCTCATTCTTGGCTTTGGCTCTGTTGTATGAGCCTTTCTTAACTCTAAGTGATATCCTATAATTGCAGGAAACTCATCTAGGCCAACATAGGTTGAAGACGGGGCAGAAGAGAGATCTCCAGAAGTAACGTCGGTTCCACCATTATCTTTATAAGTTACAGAAGTTTCTCTATTTACACTTAGTGGCAATATTGGTATTGCTGGATAGCTTTCTTCCCAAAGTTTTTTAACTAAACCAATGAAATCTAGATAGCTTAGATTGCCAGAATATACTTCCTCTACACCATCTTGATCTAATCTTCTATATCCAGGGGCTTGAAGCTGAGGATAACCGTATCTAAGGTTTTCTGAAAAACTAGGAAAATCTCTATTAATGTATGCCATATCAAGCTCCTGGACCAGCTGCTAAAGAAAAGTTAATCTTTTTAATAGCAAAATATGATATTAATTCAATATCAAAAATTAATTTTTCCTTTGTTGTATCAGAAAATCTTGCATTAAAAGAATAATCTAGTATAGCTTTATTAGTTTTTAAATATTGTAAATATTTTTTAGTATCATCTATAATACTGTCAAATGCTAGCAAATCATGACCAGAAGCTGCTATTCCCTTAATTTCGCTAACAACTGCAGCAACTAGTCTCATTTGAAAGAGCTTGCTAAACACAGATTCCTCATGGGCCATAGTGTACTCATTGGTAACATATATCTCAAAAGGAACAGCTCTTCTGGTTTTTCTTCCCCTATAGACAGTGTTCACTCCTATAGCTTCTAATCTCTCATAATCTGAATATGTTAAATCTGTCCCAAATAAAGATAGCGCTCCTGGCACTCTAGTACGAATAATTGCCTTAGCTTGCTGATTCGCTGCGATCATGCCAGCGTATGCTGCTGCGGCACTGGAGGTATAGCTAATTTTAATTTGTGGATGCTGGAAAACTAATTCGCCATAAATCGGAACCACGTATCTACCTTTATCAGACGCTATTTGGCCATCTAGATAAGTAGTGAATTTATTAGTAAATAATGGATTAGCTTCCAAAATAGATATGTCCGAAGACTTTACTCCATCAGATCTTGAACCAATAACCCCCATCTGAATAAAGCCAGTAGAATTATGAAAAGAAGAACAGTAATTAGCCAATTGAGTAACAAAATCTACTCCACCAGTATTCATAATACTAGCTTCTAATGGAACTACAATATCAACAAAATCTAAATCAATTATATCTGCGTATGCTTGCTCTAGGCGGTCATAGTATCTTTCGTAGAAAGTGCTTTGAGTACCTGGCGTAGCGTCGTTAATAGAGAATACTGTTGTGGATAAGTTTCTTTGAGCGTAGCTATCCACATATTCCGACATTGGAGCGACAGCGCAAATCATAATATCTCTAGCCCCACATGAATAGGCGTCTAAGACTCCTCTCAAAAGAGGGCTATTTGTATTGGCGCCCATCAAATCAACTGCATGTTGAATCGAATTAATTCTAATAGGATAGTTTAATCTCATGCCGTCAGCGTGACCAAGCAATAATATTGTGCTTGTGTTTCTTCTATCTAACTGCTGATAGGTTGGCTTATAGTTGACGACAGATGATTTTGGTGAAGTTATTGTTACCGAAGAAACAGATGTTACAGAATTTTTTACCTGAAAAGTCGCTGTAGCGTTTATGTTTTGCGCAGTACTGCTTGTTCTGGCTATTATTGTATAAACATATTCATATAAATTTTCTGGAACTTTATATGTAAAGGTATACTCGCCAACTGCTGATCTGACTATTGAATTATCATTTTCATTTCCATTATCTAGAAGAAGGGAGAATGGACCATCAATTACGGGGCCAGAACCAGTGTCGCCTCTTAATACATAAACTACAACATCTACTGGAGTAGAAAGATTTGCTGGATCATAGATAGATCCATCATAGTCTGTAAAAATAAATTTAAATTGTGCCGTCTGACCTTTTGATAAAACTATCATTTTACTTCTCTCTTGTAGCGCCCACGACCCAATAGTCTATCTTACCCATGCGTCCCCTCATTGCAGTAACAGCGTCTACTGTAAACATGGTGTAATTTTTATTTACTTTTAAAGAAAAATTTTCGTATATTCTGTCGCCCTCTTTTGGGTTAATGTGGTCTTCAAAATAATAGACTGCATCGTATTTTGTAAACAAACCATCTTGGGCCTCTGTAGTGGATAGCGAATTGCTTACTCCAGATTGACCAACTTGTCGAGTTGTAACTCTTTCGAATTTGCTTGAATGATTACCATTTGATAATATTCTTTGTATATAAACATCATGGCCCCATTCTCGAAGAACTTTTTTAAAACTTCTTTTTATATCAATCATACTTCTTGAAACCTCTTCTTGGCATGGGGTCATCTTGAGGTGGGACGCTTCTTCCTGGGCCGTACAATTCTCTATCCGACAAGTAAACTATTTTGCCAGTTTCCACTTCTGGAATCTTGCCCGAAGTCACTGGGAGCCCTCCGCTGGGCAGATTCTTCATTTGGAATCCCTTTGGGCCCACTTTTCCAGCTAATATTTCCTTTCTTAAAGAAGCAGCTATTTGACACCATGTCGTTGCGTTATCTCTGGTTACCTTGGCTCTTGGCACTGATCTATTAGTTAGCGAAAAATCACCCAAACGAACAGAAACCTCATCATCTCCACCAAATCCATAAGTCCTACTAAGCTCACATGCTGCTGATGCCTTAATGTATTCCAATACAGTAAAAGATAAACCAGAGCCATCCTCTTCGTCCAGGAGATTATATAAAGCCTTAACTTCATTAGAGTAATTATGCACTATTTCGCCTATCTCCAATAACGAAGCGTCTGGGAAATACGGAATTAACTCTTCCGGATCTAAGTATAGCGGAGTAACATCTGGTGCAAAAATAATTGTTTCATCAGATTTGAGGGTTATTGTTGGCTGATATTCTGTGACTGTTGAGCTAACATACAATTTTTGCTCAACAACAACCGAGTTGCCACTACTTAAAGTTCCGGTAAATTTAACAGAATACGTATCTGCAGAAGATGCCGTAAAATCATATATATAAACAGAAGAAGAACTAGCAGTAGCATTACCAGATTCAACTATGCTGCCTGCTGAATTTTTTATAACAACAGTTACAGGTGGAACTGGAGATAGGTCAACTTCATTACCTGAAGTGTCTATATCTTTAAACTTAACCGTTATTCTGACTGTATCATTTATTACAATTCTGTCTGTAGACATAAAACCCCTTATTTATTTATACGTTAGATATAATAGTAACGTCTATTGTTCCAGCAGAATTTTTATCAAAAACTATAGTATCTGCAGTTGCAAATGCATAGGATTCATTTTTATCTACGGATATAGCTACATAACCAGAACTATCTGGATTAATTCCTTGCGAACCAGATATTGCATATGCGTCTGCGTTAATTTTATCAAATTCTATTGATCCGTATCCATTAAATGCAGAAAAATCTATTGATGAAGAAGTTTCTGAATTTTCTATAACACCCGTTGGTATTATTACCGAAGGAGAAGGAACAAAAACTAATGTACTTGTTATAGAAGGTGGCTTTAATACAATTACTTTTAATAAATTTAAATTACCAAATGTAGGAGTTAGACCAAAGGCCTGCGGAGATACTACATATAATCCATTATACTGATAATGTTCTTGATTATATGTTATATCACCATCATATTTCATTCATATTCCTTTAACGTCAGAATGTCCCACCATCTATTGTGATTCCATCAATTGATCCACCTGTAATTGAAACGTTGTTTGAGTTTTGTGTAGCAATTGTCCCTAATCCTAGAGTTGTTCTTGCAGCAGATGCGTCTGCATCATCGACTAGTGATCTACCAAATGAAGTAAATGTAGCAAGTGCGGCTGTACCAGAACCAGTAAAGTATGGAAGTCTATCTGCTGCTGATGTTAGTCCAGCTATGGCAGCCAGTTCGGCGTCATATGCCTGAACGTTTGTTCCAATAGCAAGACCTAATGCAGTTCTTGCATCTGATGCATTAGTTGAGCCAGTTCCACCATTGGCTATCGCTATAGTTGTACCATTCCATGTGCCTGTCGTAATTGTCCCTAAGGTAGTAATACTCGACTGTCCGGCATAAGTTGAAGCAATATCTATTGCGTCTGAAGTTACAGATATTCTGTCAGAAGTTCCACCAACAGCAATGACGCCATTGCTAAAAGTTAAACCATTTCCAGCTATTGTGCTATTTACCTGTAATTCATCTGACGTAATTAATAAGCCACTGTTTGTAGCTAAATTGATATTAAAAGTAGAACCATCTAATACTAATCCGGTTCCAGCAAGATATGTTCCTGCACCAGAGAATTGAATCCAGTTAACTGCGTCTGTTCCAACTGTATTAACTTCGTCTGCAGTTACCCAGCCAGTATTGGCATAATTGTCTCCACTATCAACGAATACGAAGTCGCCACCAGCAATTTCTGCTGCTGTATCAAAGTCAGTAGCTCTTGTTAGTACTGTGCCACCAGTAGCCCATCTATAAATACCGTTGTGTGCTGCGGTTGCCTGATTCTTAACTAGAATTCTGTCACCATTTTGGAGATTGTAATTATCTAATGCTGTTAAAGCAGTTCCTAAAGTAAGGGTAGCTCCAACGCCATCTGTTCCATTATCATATGTAACAGTTCCGCCAGTTATGCTGGCCAAAGTAGCTCCAGTAGCAGCCTTAACAGTAGCGTGAATATGTAAACCTTGGGTTGCAGAATCAACATAAGCTTTAGTGGCGGCATCTTGGGGATTTTCTGGATTTGCAAGATTTTCTATTCTTGCACTATTAACAGAAACGTGACCTGTTCCATTTGGGTCCAATGAAATTCCACCATTAGTATCAGTTGCGGAAATTGTATTCCCATCAATGCGAATATTGTCAATATCTACCTGCTGCAGGCCAGCAAGCGTATTGCTGGTTGAACCTAAGGATACGGATGTTGATCCAATTGTTATAGATGAATTAACTAACTGAGAATTACTTACTCCGCTAGGCTTAATACTTACGGCGCCAGAACTAACAGAAAAGCTATCGGAACTAAAAGATGCGATTCCCTTATTTGATGTCGTTGCATCTTCTCCAGATATTGTAATAGTGTTATTTGTTACAGCTGTATCAATTCCTTCTCCGCCACTAAAAGTCAATGTATCAGTTGCTAAAGCTACTGAATCTGCTGTTCCAGAATCTGCGCCGACAGTTAATGATGTAGAGATTGACTCATAGCTAGCTGCTGTTAATCTACCCTGTGCGTCGACTGTGAATGTTGGAATTTGAGTTGCAGAACCATATGCTCCTGCTGTTACAGTCGTATTATCTAGATTTATGGTTACAGTGTTTGTTGATGAAGCGACCGAAGAAAGGCCTGTTCCACCTGCAATTGTTACAGTTTCATTATCATCAATTGTTTGGCTAGTTCCAGAATCTCCAGCCAGAGTAAAAGTATATGATGCAGCTGTTATTGCCGAATCTACATAAGCTGTTGTAGCAACTGCCGTGCTATTGTCTCCTGCTGATTTAGTTGTAGCGCTTGCAGATGAACCAAGTGCAACTGTGCCAGAAAATGTTTTATTTCCAGTAATAGTTTGAGTTCCGGCAAGTCCGACAAATGCGCCTTTGCCACCGATTGCTTCAACTGTAGTGGCGCTTCCGCCTGCGCCCCCAACGCCTTTACCGTAATAAAGAACATCATCAACTTCATTAAAAGCTAGTTCTGCGTTCTCCAAACTACTCGGTGCACCAGATGCTCCGGAAGCCCTTCTTTTGATTCTAATTGTATTAGCCATTGTTAAAAGTTTCCTCCATCAACAAGATTTTCTTCATCATAATTTACCCAAGCTGAGCCGTTATAACGCAGAACATCACCTGGATTTGCTGATGTTATAGTAACATCAGTTAAACCATTTAAAACCGATTGGGCAGCTATAGCTGATTCTGCTGAAATTATTCTATCTTTAACCGTTAAATGCACTCCTGCCGGACTTAAGCCTAGGACAGTTTCTATTGCTTCGACCGCATCATTTAAATCCGTATGCTGCTGGTGGTGTGGTACTGTAACAGAATTTAACTTATCTGTAGCAGTGGGGTTTACAAAGTTATCTAATGTTCCGGGATATGAAGTAGCCATAAATATCCTTTATAGTCCAAATATTTTATAAATATCATTACTCCAATTTATTGTAATTGAAATAATATCTGTAGTAGCGGTTACTGGTAAGCCAGTTGCCGTATCGATGTATGCAATTAGTCTAGAAGTAGAAGCGGTACCAGTATCTCTATATATAACCAAATAAGAAAAACCAGAATTGCCGTAATCTTCTATTGTTATGTTTTCTGCATCGAATATACCAAGGGAGGTAGATTTGCCAGTCAAAACATTTGAATACGCTGCAATGGCAGCACCTGATATGTCTGATAAAAATTCATGGGTGTTTAAGTTTACAGAATAAGTGCTCTTAACTAAAGCTACCTTAATATTATTATCAGTTAGATCTAAAAGACCTTCTAATAACGCCTCTTTAGCTTTAGCGTAAAGTGCGTTAGCCATCACGGACCAACTTCTGAAGAAACAATTACCCTATATTTATATCCAGACTCAAAATATGTTTTACCATCTGTAGCATAAACTGGCGTTGCGTCATCAGATGGAAAATCTACATAGACATCTGCTCTCCATGAGTGCATTGATACCTGTGCGTCAACGGATTCCCATCTAGAAGGTGTTTTTTGTATCTTCTTTCTTTGAGCCTTAAAATACTTTGAAGTTAAAAAGTTTGATGCGGGACGGGAACTAAAGTTTATGGTAACTCTTCCATTGTTTTCGTCATTATTTAAATAGAAACTGCCGGTTGAAGGATCTGTTGAAATAATATAAAAGTCTGGATTTTTTGCTAATATTTGATAACCAGTTTCTATATCAACTCGAACCGACTTGTCTTCAATGAGAACTTCATTAAGAACAGTTCCCTGAGTTTCCTGCAGAACTGATGGAGTAGCTGAATTTGTTTGGCTAGTAAAACTGATTTGCTCTTGCGGTACAGTGAGACCAGAGGAATCAACTAAATTAGAAACTTTTACAATATAATCTGAATTAGAAGAAAGTACAACATTCCAATAAAGAGTTAAAGTTCTGCTGATTTGATTATAATCTGTTATTGTATTTATTGTTCTAAAAGGAGAACTAATTTGAACTGGCGTTGCAGTGTCTGTAAAAAGGGTAAAATTTGCATTAACTAATGATGCTATTTTTATTGTTCTACCAAATTTAATATTAACTGTATTAACAGTTACGGTAGCGTTGTCTATTAGATACAAGCTCACTCAACACACTCCATCAATGAAATCTATTTTAATAGTAATAAACAAAACAGAATAAAAGCAGAGGGGGTGGCGGATTTCTCCACCACCCCCAAGCTTTAGGGTAATTTGTAACTATAACGACCCTAAGGTTTGTTTATCAGGTTGCCTCGTTAGTAACCATGATTTCATAGTTACGGCTGAGTCTGACGTTCTTGGCTACGGTAATACCCTCGCCATCGCCAAGCATTACGATGTCGTAACGCTCCTTCATCTTAAGTGAACGAAGATCACGGCTAGGATCGTCAAACTGATCGGTGCTCATGTCATCCTTGACCAAAAGTGTTCCCACTTCGTTACGGTCAATGAGGAATAGGTCTGACTTAGCTGCTGTTGCGCCACTCTTAGCGGTGAAGCTTACGAATGGTGAAACAAGAACATTTAGACCCATTGGGGCTGTTGCGTTAAGGGCGCCGTCAGCTGACTGAGGACGATATCCCCAGCTTGTGCCAACTCCTGAAGCTGCACCACCGGCGTGGAAGATGGAATCCTTAAGGAATACCGACCACATGAGGGGGTGGAGAATGAAGTCTGTTGGTACATGATTTTCAGCCATAAGTACAGCAGCCATGTCTACAATGTCGTCCCAGGTGATTGTCTTATTGGCAACGCCATTAATGTCAAGACCTGTTGTGTCATCATATGAACCGCTATCGTTATCAAAAACGATAGTAGCTGCATCCTTGAAGCGACTAAGAGCGATTTGCTCTTTTAGGCGAGCCATAGCGCGACCGGCTGCGCGAACATGTAGACCGACAATGTCCCAAAGTGAGTCAGCGATAACTTCCTCGGTGAAAGCTAGCTTTACACCTTTCTTTGAAACCTTGCCCTCTACCTGCTTTGCGAAGGCGAGTGCTTGCTCTGGATATTCTTGGCCTTCTGGAATCTCAGCCGCTTGGATAGCATTGACTGCTGGGAACTCCAAAGAACGCCCCTTACCGAGACGAACTGTGGAAAGCAGGGGGGTCACAAGAAGCTGTGGCTCAGCTGCTTCTCTTAGCGTACGAGAGAGAACCTTGGGGAAAAGGGCTGCTGCATCTGGTGAAGCAAAAGCCTCCTTAATGGTTACTCTGTTGTCTGCATCGATATACCCGTCCTCAGTCAGTGCAGTCTCCCAAGCTGGGAGACCAGAGAGGAGCTCTTGGATTGTCTTACTCATCTTAGGAATATTCCTCCTGTGTTGTTGTTTTTATTAGAGTGTCAAATTGACGCGGAATGCACCAATGACATTGTATACGTCCAAGTTAGCACGAATACCGAGCTTGCCACTGTAGCTTCCGCTACGGGTAAGTTCGTATACTGTCTTTAGTGCACCTGGATCTGATGGAAGCTGCATGTAGCTGAGGAGGCCATCGTCAAAGTTTGTAGCAAACTTTTCGACTTCGACAACCTTACCTACCTGCAAGTAGCTGTAAACAGCGCTGCTATTATAGAAATCGGCAGCTGCTGCGGCTACTGGGCGTCCCATGAAGTCGGAACGGATTAGTGAACCGACTGTTACGTCGTCATTAATGCCAGCAACCATTGGATACTCTACATAGCCGTGAGTGATAAAGCCAGCACCTTGCGATGTGCCCTTGTCAAATGGTCTGTAGAGATCATATTGTGCGCAACCAATCGGAATTGACCGAGCTGCTACAGTAACTGTATCAGATGATCCACTCGTTGATGTTGGCGTAGCGCCATCTAGTGGGTCCCAAGAAGGCATTACGTCGCCCCAGCTCTTGCTTGAAGATGTTCCGTTAGCTGGAACAATACGAGCATCACCGTTGGCGTCGGCAACCACTGAAAGAATAGTACCCTTTGGAATGACGATCTCAAAGCGATCATCTTCACTGTCCAAATACCATGTTGGCAAGCCGGGGTGGGGCAGTAAGTATGCACTGGGGGCTACACCCTCAGAAACAACGAAGCGACCAGCACCTGTCTTGCTATGAACCTTGCGGAACTTTGCTAAACTCATTTTTTATCTCCTTAATTATTAAAGTTTACGTCTACCCATAAGGGCATCTACTAGAACTTGCTCAAAAGAATCTACAGGAGAACCAGGCTTGCTGATTTCCTCTTCTTTGTCAAGAGTCAATACATTATCTTCGGATTCAGTTACCTCTGCTTCAGAAGTAACCTCAGGCATGCCAGCAAAATTAGAAAGTCTCTTATTTACTTTTACTGGAGTCTTAGCTAAATCTCTGAGAGTATCAGCCAATGAAGAAGCTGTGCGAGTAGCATGCTCTTCAATAAGCTTTTCGCGATCATCAACAGACTCTAAGCCCAAGCCGACCTTAGTATCAACAACTCTTTCAACTAGAGTTCTATGCAGAGCGCTTTTGAGCTTTGCATTTTCTTCTTCAAGAAGCTTAATTCTTGCCTTAAGTGTGTCAGCATCTTGCTCAACGCCCTCTTTGTTATCGCTGAGCTCACTGGCCTCTTCGGCATCTTCTTGACTCTCATCAGTCTTTTCGACCGATGACTCTTCTGGCTTTTCAGCATTTTCGGAATCTACAGTTTGTACATCCGCCTCTTCTGAATCGTCAGCTGAGTTCTCTTCTTCCGAGCCCGTTTCTACAGACTCTTCTGAAACCTCTTCAGTCTTTTCTTCTGAAGCCTCTTCGACAACCTTTTCGTCAGTTGTAGCTGAAGGCTCTTCGGAAGAAGAAGCTGCTATATTAGAGAGATCCTCGCTTAGCCCTTCGGCTACAGCTAGAATATCTTCTTCTTTATTAACATCTTTCATGCTATGAGTCTCCTCAGAATTATTTTTTTCAGAATCTTCATTGGATAGTAATGAATTAGCATTACTTATATAACTTTCACTTTCCTGAAGGGCCAACGCAGTTAAAAATGCGCCCTTTAAATGTAAGTAAATGGGTTTCGATTCCTTCTTCTTCATGTCGGAAAGAATTGATCTATTTTCCTCAATTGAAATAATATCTTCATTATCCATGCTGAGGACAAACGCAGCGCTTTTTGCAATCCAACCTTCAGAGTCTGAGATTTCGGTTTTTCCATCTTGTATTTTTGTGGATCTCACTCCGGATTTTTGATCTGCCGGCTGATTTACAAAAGAGTATTCCTTGAAGGAAATATCCTGCATATCAATGTATGCTAGCTTGCCCTTGTAAACCTTGCCCTTTTTAAACTTAGGCATACGGGGACGACCTGAGTCATCTTCTCTCGCTAGATCTTCACCAGAAATACTACAAACAGCCTTTGTAGCCCTTCCTCCAACCGAACCCGTCAAGTATCTCTTATCGATAACCTTTTGGGCTGCAACAGGATCAGTGATTGCAATTTGCAATCTAACAAAAGCGCTTCCATCTGACTCTTTGTCCATCTTGGCAGCCATTACCCTGCCAATAGGCTCTGTATTTAAGTCATGATTAAGAATAATTGGCTTTGGATAAGGCTCAACCCATGATTGGAGTGCCTTCTCCAACTCTATGGCTGAATAATGATTATAATTAGAAGTCAAGCCCTCGTGTATTGCGGCGACCTCTATAATCAAGCCGTGCCTGGAGTTAAATGATTCTGAAAAATCTATATCTGATTTTGAAAAATCAGGAAGCTGTAATGTAAAGTTTTCTACAAAATCAAAAGACATGTATTCCCCTATTTATTAATATCTATTTTAATAGTAAGTTTGTTTTTATAACATTGAACAATTTTATATAAATATATCACACTTTAGTATAGTTTTCAAATATTAGCGCTGATCTTTCATCCCCGTGCTTCAAAAATGACCCATACATTAACTCAGACATTATGTGTGGAGCATAGATGTATGAAGCGCAGAATAAATTATAACCAGCCTCTTTACACTCCCATGACCAACCTACATCCTCACCTTGCTCATGGACACTGTAATCTATATTTGAATATACTTTCTTGTTCATCATTTTTGCAGCCATGATTACGTCAGACTTAAAATAAGTTCCAAGAGAATACTTTTCCTGTCTAAATGCTTTTCTAGTCATACCCTCTCTCCATGTCATCACACTCGGATACATTGTGCCGAAAGGAGTCATGAACATGAGAGGATTAACTGCGTCAGCACCGGACTTAATATGTGCAATTAACAGCTCTAAAGTATTTGGATTTGTTAATAATATATCAGAATCTAAGCTAAAGTAGTATTCTGGAGAAACATCTCTAACAGTAGAGAGCAAAGAGTTTCTTAAGGAAACCATATTTTGATACTTAGACAATGTCCACTGTCTTCCATTGTTTTCATGCTGAAAGTGTGGTATATCTTTTCTTATCTTTATATTGAAATAAGGTATCCTATTATCGTATTTTTTCCATGCCTCTAAAGATTGGATTGTTTCAGTATCATCTGGAGAAACCTCAAAAACAAAACCAATATCTTCAATAGGAAGAGACTGATTAACGATACAGCGAATCCAATGAGGTAATATCCAAGATCTCTTGTACATTGGACATCCTATTAGAAGTTTCATTTAGAAGCTTTAATTTCCTCAGACTTTGTCGCTACAGCTTCATCAGACTTTGATTGATCCTTTTCAGCTTTTACCGAAGACTCTAACTTTGTAGGAGTCTGGCTTTCAATGACTACTTCGCTAGCGGCCAATATTTCCTCAGGCTCATCTTCAACCGAATTAACCTTTTCCTCTAGGGCAAAAAGTCTTTCTGTTAGCTCCGATACAATTTCAAGAACTACCTGAAGAGCAAGTCTAGACTGACCATTGTCTACTGTTTTTTCTAAGGCGCGAATTGAATCATTTGTTGCTAAATAAGAAATTAGCTGTTCATTCTTTAGTGTCAGATCTGTCGACATTATCAATTTCCTTTTCCTCTTTTGTATAGACTATAGTATACTCTGATTCAAGGGCATTTTCAACTAATGTCAACCATGCATTGTCTGATCTTCTGATATTTGGTGAAGTATTTCTACCTTGCTGATTTGCTGGACGTGTTGCATTTCCGACGCCACGTCTTTGATTTGGTAAGTTTCTTTGACCTTTTTGTGCCGGAGCTTGTTTATCGCCATCTATAACAGCATCTTTAGGAGCCGACTTTGTCATTGTTAGTTCTGCTTGGTTTTTTGCTAAATCTATTTGAACTTTACCCTGTATGGCAGCAAACATTTCATCTTCTTCATAATCAGGATTAATGCCAAGTTCTAGTCTTGCTTCTTTGATTGAAATAATATTATTAACATACTTTTGTATAACATGCGTTTCTTTTTTAACTTGAGTATCAACGTCTATTTCGTTAAACTTGAAATAGCATCTGTCAGAAGAACCTTCTTCCAAGGGATTAGTTACGGGGTCAAATCCGCCTTCAAGTAAAAGTTCATTAAAAATATGAACCCTAATCATTTCTGCCATTATCTTCTGATACTGCTTAACTTTATCATACAAAGCAGTGTCTAGACGATCAGTCACTGATCTGTTTCCACCATTCATCATCATACCTAGGTGATGAGGGGCAACCCCAAGCCCAACTGCAACTCTTTCCTTAAAGTGCTCCAGGTATTGTGAAGCTTCAAGTGCACTATTGTTGGCACCGATAACTTCAATATTGTGTCTGTAAGGAAGAATTAGGCCACCCTCTGCTCTTAAGGATTCTATCTCAGATGCTGCGTTAGAGATTTCCTGAGGCTCTGCTGGCTGGTCTGCGGTGCCTATGGTGTATTTATATAATGGAAAAAGCTCTCTATGAACAAGGTTCTGGATATCTTCTTCAATCTGACGAAGGGCAACAACATCATCTAGAACAGAACTTAGAAACGGAGTACCGAAAGCTCGACCTGACTTTTTATCCAAATACATATGAATAACACGATCAGCTGACCATACCGGATCTCGTTCTGATGGCATGTAGGTCAGAGGGTCTGTAGCCTGCTGATAAGATCTTGGTCTATTAAACTTATCTCTTAGAATTCTAACTTGTTCCGTAGGAATTAAATAATAACCCACTACAGGCTGCGGTGCATTTACTCCTGATATTGGAGTTGGAAAATATTCCGATATGTCACCTCTAGCCTTAACTATAAAAACATTCGCATACTTTACAATATGTTCAGTAATTTCGATTAAAAAATCTAAGAACGGCCTTTTCATGGCCATTTCCATGTAATCTATTCTTTGATATAGATAAGATACAGCTTCCGGATTTTCTCCGACTATTGACCAGCTTTCTTTCCAGAACAATTCTTTATATTTATTTATTGCCTGTTTAACGTAAGAATCTGTATCTGCAGCTTGCATAATACGATCAAAGTCATAGGGAGAAGGTTCAAATGTAGCTCTATTGTTATAATAGTATGTATTGCCCTGAAAACCAAGTGCAAGGGCAGCGACTTTCATCGCTTTGCTTACAGATTTAATTTCTTCTGGTTTAAGAGCTTTTGCTACAATATTATTCTTTTTATCAACTTGCCGAAAAGGCAAAAAATCGAGAACTGCCATTTATCTTCTCCAATATAAAAGCTATCATAATAGTAGCCTTATGGATTTTTTTTTATAAGTTACTGACCAGATTGCTGCGATCTAGCAAACGCGTTATTTAGAATAAGCGTTTTGACAGACTCCATCCAAAACACTGTTTCAGCTTCATTGAAATCGCTCTTATACTGCAAATTTGCATCTGAGATCTTAATCTCGATGGTGAATTCCTTTTTTGCTTCAACTGCTTCATTTACATCAATTACATCTGACATTTTATTTACCTCACTCAAATTCATCTGTTTTTGTTTTTGTTGTTTTTACTGTTTTTTGTTGTGCGGTTAATTGCTCAATCTGAGCAGATAACTGCTTAATGGTGGCTTCCTTAATAACAATCTCTGTCATCATTTGGGCCATTCGCTCATTAAAGGTTTGAACTAATATATTAATATCAAGATCATTGTTCATTTTTTCTCCTTAAATAGGAGTCTATTATATCACTTATTTTCTAAACTCTCTACTCTAGAGGAAAGTTCTTTAACGGCATTAATAAGTAGCGGGGTAATTAGCGCGTAATTCACGCTTTGTAGTTGCCCTTTTGACAAATCTCCAGATACCAGCCATGGTGCAACTAATTCAACTTCATCTGCTATTAAACCAATAATTGTAACTTCATCATGGATTCCATCTACAATTGGTTTTCCATCTTCAAAACTTGAAACTTTTAAAGGATTATAAGATACTGTATTTAAATTATTAATGATTGATAATCCAGTATTTGTAGATGCAATGTTCCCCTTTAATCTTCTGTCCGATGTCGTTCCTAATACGATAGAGTTAGCATTATCTACGTGACCCATTATGGAACCAAAAGCACTAATCCATGTCATGCCCATTTGATTCGCTGTTCCTCCCCAGCCAGTTAGTCCATTATATGAAATACCATTTCCGTTTACTGACATAGTTCCTAATGCCATATTTGCATATGCAGTATCATTAGCTCTTCTGATATAAAGGGTTGCGTCATTGTCAGCTGTCCTAAGTTGTATATGAGTGTTATAACACCGCAAAGCAAAGTTACATTGATTAACACCTGTAACAGATAGGTGAGAATACTTAGCAAGAGTAGATTCTTGATTACCTTGTATAACAGTTCCATAAGATCCATAAATATATGTTCCAGGATCTAAATCTGGCCTAAGGCCAACTCTAACTTCACCACTACTTGAATACCCCCTCATTCTAATTGTTCCATCGGAAACTATAGAATTACTATATATTGTACTACCTGAAAAATTGATGTTACTAACGTCATTGCCGTTATAATATAATGTTATATCATTAGTATTGATATGAACCCTATTTCCAGTTGAAGCTGTTGTGAGAGTTGAACCACTAATAGTTGCACCAGTTATCGTTCCTCCAGAGATTGTTCCGCTAGCAGTTATTGTCCCACTAAATGTTCCGGAAGTTGCATTGATAGCTCCAGTCACAGAAAGGCTAGCTCCATCCCATGTCAATTTATTGCCTGCGGAATTGCCTATGGAAAACTTGTATGCTGCCCCTGAATACCCTAAGAAAAATCCCGTTCCAGTGTCATAAGCTGTTTGTCCTCCTTTAATATTTCCTCCAGAACTCAACGTTATTCCTCCGCCAGTTATTGTTGTTCCAGCAATTAATCCAGTTTGCGTTTGGTTTTGGGGACTTAAATTAGAAACATTACCTAAGCTTTGATTCCATGCACTTGAGCCATAAATGTAAGATCTATTATCGCCACTAGTTGAGTTATACCAAATTGAAAATTCTGGTATTTGACCTGCCACAACTTCTGCTCCAACAGAATAAATTGGATTAAATGTTCCAGTGGCGGAACTAGTGACAGTAAATGTATATGTTGTTACCGCGGTAACATATTGATTTTTTAAATTATACTGACTTGGAACAACGTTATTTAATGATACTATTTTACCGACAGATAAACCATGAGCTGTTGTCCCAGTAGTATATGTAACCGATGTTCCATTTCCTGATATTGCTGAAATTAATTTTGCGGTAAATGGACTAGGAATAGATGGTTGTGTGGCCCCATAAAAAATTGATCCAGGTGCAGAACCGTCTATAAATTGCAACGTTCCACGTATTGTTGCATTATTAAACTCTGCGCGTCCGTCTCCAGAAATAATCCAACCAGCTGTTCCACTAGTCCATGTGTCTGTCGTATTATTATAAGAACCATTATAATCTGAAGATCTTAAAATAGCCTTATTATCAGGACTGGTAATTGCTGTTGCGGTTCCGGGTTGAGTTAATATTATTTCATGTGCGCCAATTGTTCCAGCAGTTATTTTTGCTGCTGTCAATGAACCTATGAACTCTTCGTCAATCAGTGGTGTATCACCAGATGCAACGATAGATGTCCATCCGCTAATATTACCAGCTGTATCAATTGTTCTTACTCTTCCATAATACTTAACGGGATTAGTTGTGGAAGAGGTGCTTGTTGTTGTGCTGTTATCGTCAACAGAAACCACA